GTCGGTGTACGGTGCTGGCATCTATGCCACCGCTGGTCGATCAATGCCTAACAACTGTTTAACGATCGGCGTCAATGACTGTTGCGGTGCGCTACCCATGCCCTCGAATGACGCAAACACGTTTTCGAGTGAGCCACGTGAGCGCCACAACGCTGCGCAATACATGAGCGTGCCTAGTGTGACGTCACCGCTAGGCGACGTGCTGAGACTGTCGTTGTAGCCTGCCTCGGCGCGCCTACGGCTACAAAACTGGTTGCCTGCCGATACCGCTTGCGTAATCAGCGTGTAATCGTCTGACGGGTTAGTAATCGACACGCCCAAATACGTAACCAAGTTGGCGGCGGTAACCCAAGTGCATGTCGGCGTAAACGCAACCGTGCCGGCAAAATCAACTACAAAGTCAACGTCGCTACCAGTACAAGCAAACAAAATTTGATTAGGTACTGCAACCGTCACGTCATAATTAAATTCTCCAGTTGTACCGTCAACGCCAACGTAACGATATTGCGGACATGCCAACACGGTGTACGTGCCGTTAAACGGTGCGCCTAGCGCGCCTACAACTACGGTGTCGCCAACCTGTATGTCGGTTGGCTCGAGCGTAGATATGCAAGCGTAGTTATCTAGTAACTGTTTGCTAGCTGTTGCGTAAGTTGCCATGAGCGGTTTTGCCGCTTACGACTAAGCGACTGTGATCGACTGTACGAAGCGTGAGCCTGCGGTTGCGTCTGTTGCATCTTGAAAGAATGTTGCAAAGTAACCGTAGTACGAGAAGTTCTCGCCCAAAAGTGCTGGGTCTTGAACTCGCATGATGCCGCGTTGCTGTTCGTAAAACTCGATTGCTGGGGCGTGTACGACAAGCATTGTGCCTGACGCAAAGTTGCCGTCAACGACGATCTCAAGTCCCATTGGGTTCATGCCTGACCATGATGCGGCCGAACCTGCGCCCAATGTGTTTTGACCGATAAGACCCGGTGCGCCGATTGCTGGGAATAGTGGGCGCTTGTCTGCGTCAAGTTGACCGCCGAGTTTTTGCCACACGTCAACGCTTACAAGCAAATGAGTTGCAAACAAGTTTGTCGAGTTGCTGATGTTAAACGCGCAACCGTACAACGCTGCCATAAGTGTTGTTGGGTCACCTGCTGTAACTGTCCATGTGAAACCTGATGTTTGTTTTGCAGTATTGCAAGCATCGGCCGCAATGTTGTCAGTTGCTTTTAGATATTGCCCTTGCAAATCGGTTAACACAGCATTGAGCGCTGCAGGGTCTGTGAAATCAATATCTTGTTGGGAAATAAATACCCCACCAGCGACGGTTTCTCGAGTGACCGTATTTGCCGAAAGCGTCATTTTTTGACTGTCAACTTGCGAACCTTCAGTTTGTACCGCTGCCGAAGTGTGCTGAGTAATGATCGGGCGTGTAAATGATTTACCGTTACCGTTTGGCATTGCTCGAGTACCGATTGCCGACACAACAGGACGAGTAGCATTGTAATTGAGGAAAATATTTCCCAAAACTGGCTGTGGCAACAAACCCGGTGTATCAGTTGTCAAATCTTGTGCCAAAGCAAATTGCAATGCTGACTGATTTTTAGCGGCAGCAAATTTGTATGCTTCGTTTACTTTGCGAAACGTGTCGCCACCAATCGTCATCGCGGCAAAGTATTCGCCCGGTGTTGGCATCTTAAATTCGTGTTTTGGTTGCGCCCAAAGTTTTTCAACTGTTGCGGTCGCTGCTTCAACTACTGGTGTTTCGATTTTGTCGGTCATGTCTGTTTCCTTTGTTGTCTCTTGATCTGATATTAACTCTACTACTGGTTCGGTTTGGTGGATACTCTCTACGGCTGTTTCGTCGGGTGCGCTGGCTGAGACGCGCTCAATGATCGCACCGCTAAATGCGGCTTCGCTGACGAGCGATAATTCTGACCAGTTAGCCGACTCAACGATCATTACGCCTTCTTCGTCGTAACTGAATTTGGTTGGTGTAACGCCTACGGATACTGCGTCAATAACGCCGTCATTAGCAAGCGTTAGTGCTTCGTCGCCTAGTCGAGTGGCGCTGATTTTGGCCGTAAACAACATGCCTTCTGCGGTGTCCACGCGCTCAACGACTTTGCCTACGATCTGATTGGCGTCGTGTTGCATATAAAGTTTTGGGTCGCGCCCCGTGACTGGCAACGACCCTTGTATAAATCGCACTTTTGTGCCGTCAGAAATTGTTGCTGTTTCGTCGTATGTGACGGCTACGCCTGAGATTGAGCGCGACGGCAAACCCTCTGCCGCCGCTGCGTCAACCGTGATCTGTGAAGGGGTAAGTCTGATCATGTTGGTGATACTACTCTTTCATTTGTTTCGGTTTGTGTATCTCGATCGTCGCCCATTGAGTATTCGCCAGTTAAGTATTGCTCAACGTCAAATTCGACATAAGTGCCGTTCGGCAAAATGTTGTTTTGGCTGAGTGTGCCGGCAATGCAATCGGCGTATGCGCGTACGCCAAATGTCCACAAATCCATGCGCGATTCAGCGCTTGATTGGTACGAATATGACCCGACGCTGATGCCTGCAAGGTATGGCGGAATGTTGCACAACCGTGCCATCTCCATCGCTTGAAACTCGGCGCTATCAATTAACAACATCTTGTCCGGACTTGTCAAGGTCTCTTGAAATCTGACAAATTCGTTAAGAGCCGCAATTTGATTTGTCTCGCGAGCCGCTGCAAAAGATTGTGCAAGATCGGCCAACTCTTGTGCGCTTAACGGTTCCCCACCCGTCTGCTGCAATATTCCGCTCGCGATCTGACTGCTCGAATTGCGATAGCGCGCAGCCTCTAGTTTAAGTGCTGTTGCAACTGATTGTTCGCTCATATAAGTAATGCCTTGTATTGGGGACAAAAATTGCACGACGTTTGCTGGGTCAAGTTCAGCGCCGTTAAACACAATTTGTTTTGACGGTGCAAACCAGACGGGACCGGACTGATCGAGCGTCTGACACATTGCGGAAGGCAAACGGCTGTAGGACGCTGGGTATCCGTCGGCTGTGCGACTGGTTATATACCAAAATGCGCGACCGTAAAAAAACAGATCGTCAAACGTCCATGACAAAATAAAATTGTTTGGCACGCTTGGGTCAATTTTGTTTAACCAAGTTCTAGGTGCTTGTGGCAATTTTTCCATTTCGTCGCCATTCCAAACTAACGAAAATTGTTTTAGCGACATACAGCCGATAACTGACGCCATCAAATCGCGCGCTCGACTGATCGTTGGCACACTCATAGCACGATTGCGTGCTGTGCCTTCAACATAGTTGTAATACTGGCCGATTGAATTTGCGCCTGCGTTTTGCCCAACGTATCCGCTACCGGCTGCCGCCGCTTTAGTTGGCTGCGGTGAAATTGCTGCTTTGTTTACGGTGCGGTTAAAAATGCCCATGCGCTAAGTATGCCACCAATTCTTTTACCCGTTGTGTATAGGTGGCCGCTGCCCGTACCGGAAAAGTAATAGATTACAACGGCCACCCACTAGACACATTAGCGACTAGCGACAACGATCATAGGTTTGCCTGATGAAGTGGGTCGTGACGCGAGCGCCGCGCACCAAACTAAACATCGGGCTAACTCGATCGGGCCGGGTGATCGTTGGCTAGATAGCGCGATGCTGTTTTGTGACCTGACTGCGACGGCGCGTTGCACGTGTTCGGCAAGCATGGTTTCGCCTGTGTGCCACAATAGTTTTTCGTTAATCATTGATTTTATGCGTGGCGTAAATTTTAGGATTTCGCCGTAGCCAACTACTGCTCTGCGTCGCTCGAGCGCTAACGGCCAATGGATATCTATTGATGGGCTGATAGCAAATTTGACTGCCGTGTTTTTGGCTAGGCGTTCAACATGTGTCAGCATTTCGCTGTATGTGTCTGCCACAAATTCGACGGTGACTACGGTGCGACGATCATCTAGCACGACTGCTCGGGTCGCAAAATATCGGTCGTCGGTCATGCTGGTTTCTATAGCGACCGTGCCGCCTTCGGGCATAGGGTCTGTGTACTCCAACTCGGGCCACAAACCCGGCGCTATCCACGATTTATCTGACGCGACCCAAAGATTGCACGACGCGCGTAAAAACGCTGCACGGTCAGGGTTGTCAGCCTCAGCCTCAATCGTTTTTAGTGTGAGAGTTGTGCCGAGCGCTGGGTTCGCCCACGGCCATGCGCGACTATCCATAGGCGATATGTCCGGCGGTGGCGACCACTCAGCAAAATAAAGACTGCTCGGCTCTTTACGATCAATAGCCCTAAGACCCTGCTCACGCCAACGTTGCATCGCGGTGCTTGCCTCAGTACCTGCCGTTGACCAACACGACAACAACGGTGATCGTCGAGCGCGCTGACTGGGCAACAAACCCGTGTCAATAACCTGTGTGCCAATATCCCAAATCTCGTCAGCAACAATCAAGTCGCACGACATGCCGTGACCGACCGAGTTGTTGGCGGCGCGCACAAACCACAACGACCCGTCAGGCATCGTCACACTATTGCGACCGTAACTAGCGCGACACGTAGCACCAAACTTTAATTTAAGAATGTCAGCCAAACGGTCATACAACATGACTGCAAGATCGAGTCGGTGAGCGGTAGTCAACACGGTCTGAGCCTGCCCACGATGCTTAGGCATCTCAGTTAACCACCAACCCACAAGCGCCGTCAACGCAACCGTTTTACCGTTTTGCCGAGCCGTAGAAACCAACGAAATGCGATGCAAAAAATCGCCGTCATTACCAAACGCCAACTGCCGATCAATAACACGTTGCTGCCACGGCATAAGTTGCATGCCGAGATGCTCGAGCGCCCAGCCCCCCACCTCAGCCCC